CCTACGAGAAGCGCAAGGGCGTGACGAAGTGAAGGCTGGCGACGTCCTCGAGCTCGAGCGCTACCTCACCCCCAAGGAGCGCCAGGAGCTGCACGAGCTGGCCATGCTGGACGCCAAGCAGGTGGTCTGGCGCTGCCAGGCCGGGCCGCAGGACATCGCCTACAACAGCACCGCCGACGTGGTGGGCTTCGGCGGCGCGGCCGGCGGCGGCAAGACCGACCTGGCACTGGGCAAGGCCCTGAACCAGCACCAGCGCACCTTCATCGTCCGCAAGAACGGCACCGAGCACACGGGCTTCGTCGACCGCATGACCGAGCTGCTGGGCACCCGCGACGGGTTCAGCACCAAGGACGGCATGTGGCGCGACGCCGGGCCGCGCCAGGTGCAGATCGAGTTCGGCTCACTGCCCAACCCGAAGGACGAGGAGAAGTACCGGGGCCGCCCGCACGACCTGCTGGTGTTCGACGAGGCCACCTCGCTCACGCGCTTCCAGGTGCAGTTCCTGATGGCCTGGAACCGGACCACCACGCCCGGCCAGCGGTGCCAGACCCTGCTCACGTTCAATCCCCCGGCCGAGGCTGCAGGCCGCTGGGTCATCGACTTCTTCGGGCCCTGGCTCGACAAGAAGCACAGGCTCTACCCCACGCCGCCTGGCGTGATCCGGTATGTGGCCATGCTGCCCACGCCCAACGGCGAGACCCGGGACCTCTGGGTCACCAGCCCGGCGCCATTCGTGATGGACGGGGAGGACCGCATCTACGGCTTCGACCCGAAGCAGCACAGGCCCGAGGAGATCATCACACCGCAGTCGCGCACCTTCATCCCGAGCCGGGTGAGCGACAACGCCTACCTCAGCGGATCAGGCTACCTGCGCCAGCTGCAGGCCCTGCCCGAGCCACTGCGCAGCCAGATGCTGAACGGCGACTTTGAGGCCGGCATGCAGGACAGCGCGTTCCAGGTGATCCCTACCGCCTGGGTCGAGGCTGCGATGGGCAGGTGGCGGCCGCGCTCACCACGTGGCGAGATGATGTGCCAGGGCGTGGACGTGGCCCGCGGCGGCCGGGACCAGACCGTGCAGGCCACCAGGCACGTCGGCAACTGGTACGACAAGCTGCACGTCTACCCGGGCACCGACACGCCCGACGGGCCGCGCGTTGCCGGCCTGGTGATCGCCGAGAACCGCGACCACGCACCGATCATGCTGGACGTGATCGGCGTGGGCTCGAGCCCCTACGACTTCCTAAATCAGGCCAAGCTGCCGGTCTACGGCGTGAACGTGGCCGAGGGCAGCACGGCCACCGACAAGTCGGGCCGCCTCACCTTCTTCAACCTTCGCAGCGAGCTGTGGTGGAAGATGCGCGAGGAGCTCGACCCGGCGAACGACACCGGCATCGCGCTGCCGCCCGACCAGGATCTGCTGGCCGAGCTGTGCGCGCCCATGTGGGAGATGTCAGGCCGCACCATCAAGGTCGAGAGCCGCGACGACATCGTGAAGCGCACCGGCCGCAGCCCCGACCGGGCCACCGCGGTGATCCTGGCCCGCATCGACACGCCGAAGATCCACCTGCTGCAGCAGCGCGACGCGCAGGCGGCGATCCTGAACTACGACCCCTACTCGCGCTGACGTGCGTTTGCTACAGGCCTTCGCCGCTACAGTGCCGGCAACCTGCTACAGGACCAACACAATGTGCATGAGCAAACCTTCGATGCCCGCGCCCCCACCGCCGGTGCAGGACGTCAAACCCGCTGACACCGCGAACGCAGCCACCCGCAAGGCGCAGAAGCGCACGGGCATGGCCAGCGGCAGCCTGCTCACCGGGCCCTCTGGCATCCAGACCACCGCGCTGAACACGGGTGGCACTTCGCTGCTGGGAGGCTGAGATGGCCACCACTGAACTCCGCAGCCTCGACGGCAAGCAAGTGAAGGTCAGCGTGGGCGCTGGCGAAACCTCGAACCCCATCCCTGTGTCTGCCGAGTGCGTGGTCTCCTGCGCGCCTGGCAGCGGGGGTCAAATGCTGGCGCAAGCCACCTACTCCTCGCCGGCCGATGTCGCCGCGGGGGCAGCCATCTGGCACGACTGGAGCAGCGGCACCGTGAGCACACCAACCAACGAGATCCTCTACAAGGGCCTGTTCGTCCGATTCACCACGACCCTTGCGGCGGGTGTCGGTGAGGTGTCGCTGTGAGCTGGGCAAAGCCGGGGGGCTCACCCGCCGCTTCCTACAACATTACGGGCAAATTCCGTGAGGCGTTTGAGGTCTATGACCCCATCAATGGTGGCCGCTGGATCGAAAACAAAGCTACTGGCGACTTGATTTTCGTTGATGGCAACGCAGCAGCGGCAAGCTATCTGGTCATCAGCAAGGACCCGTTGTCCGCAGGGACCGAGAGCTTCATCGAGCAGCTGGAGGCCCTGCACTTCCGTATGCCCACCGAGATTGCCGTTGCGTGCTCGATGTCGCAGCGCACGCTGGGCCAGGAGTTCGCCATCGAGGCGGTGGACACTTCCGAGCCTTTGGCGGATGTGCCTGACATTGCCATCGCCAGCATCGCCCAGACGACCACCACGTTGACCATCGACACCGTGTCCCCCCACGGCCTCAGTGTCGGTAAGAGCATCGGCATCTATGGCTGCTCTGACTTGCGGGCTAATTACCCCGCTCTGGTCGTCGCAAGCATTCCCACGCCAACGCAAATCACCTGCACCGCTGGCCCTAGCGGCACGATTGCGTCACAGACCATCGCCAACCCGGCCGGCGCCAAGGGCTCGATCTACTTCCGCCAGCGCCTCGGCCGTGCCAGCAACGGGGTGTCTCAGATTTTTGAGAACACCACGGTCACCAACGCGAGCATTTACCTACGCAGTGAGTCCGGTGATGCGCTGCCCAGCGGCACGATTGCGGGCAATCACACTACGACAGTTGGAACCACTGCATCTATTCAACTGGTCAACAGCGCAAACACATACGCATTCGGCGCGACCACCGAATACCGGATGCTCCTGCAAAGTGACCGGGTGCAAGTCGCTGATGCGGCCGTCGATGCGGTTACGCAACTCACTGCGCGGGCGACCCGTACCCAAGTCTGCCCCGACCCGGACGAGTCCTACAAGCTGCGCTTCCGTGCCACGAACAACAAGGCCTTGACTGTGCCTGCTGCTCAGATCGTTTCTGCAGTTAAAACTGGAACGACCACTGCAACCATCACTACCGATGTACCGCACGGCCTTGTGCTGGCTGACCCTGTAGTTATCTACGGAATCCGAGACCAGGCGGCAACTTCATTCCCAAACCTATTGGTCGCCACGGCTGTGGCATCAATAGTAAGTCCGACTAGTTTCACAATCGTTCAGGGCACTGCCGGAACGGTCACTAGCTACGGTGGGTATGTCGCCGGGGTGCAGGGCGGCAACCTGATGTCCTCGCTGGGCGGTAACGCAGTGGTTGCGCAATCGGCAACCCTTTCCACCCTCTCAGACGGCACTCGTCAACTTGTGCTGGTAGGTAACACCAGCTGGGCAGGCTTGAGCATCGGCGACATGCTGAACGTGGTCGGGTGCCGCAACGCAACGGACGGAGCGACGCTGTCTGTAGATGGGCCGTGGAAGGTGGCAAACAGTGCCACCACTGCGTTGACTTTGGTGCTTCCGTTCACGGGCCAGCGAACTCTCCCTGCTGACTTTGCTTCTGTCAACTGCGGCGGCGGCGTCATCAAGCGCACATGCTTGCGGATCTCGTTCGTCCGAGTGTTTGATTACGAGCGGCTGCGTGTTGAGGGTCTTGCGCGCCCAGGCTCAGACGCAGCCTCAGCGCTTCCAGTAGCTGTGCAAAACAGCCTAGCAGTAACTGCAGTCACTACGCAGGGCACACCAGTAGCCCCGGCGACGCCTTTCATTCTCAACTCAGCAGCATCTACCAACGGCGCGTTGATTTTGACTGGCACTAGCGGATTGCACGCCTTCTATGCGACGAACACGGGCGCAACTGCCGCGTACGTCAAGTTGTACAACAAAGCTACTGCACCGACGGTTGGCACCGACGTTCCGGCCATGATTCTCCCAATCGCCGCGGCTGTTGCCGGGGTACCTGGCGTTGCGTTGCTGCCCATTGGATACCAAGGCTTCCGATTTGCCCTCGGGCTAGGGATCGCCATTACAGGTGGCGCTGCTGATGCGGACACCACTGCTGTCGCCGCCGGTCAAGTCAAGGTCATGTTGTCGAGGACTGTGTAATGGCTCAGTACGCTATCGTTTCCAACGCTGCGCCATACCTGCAAGTTCAGGTTTTGTTTGCCAATCAAATGTTTGAGCAAGTGCTGGTGTACAGCAAAACCGGCAAAGCCTTGGCCGACCAGCTCCAAGCGTACGCAGACGCCTACGAGGATGAGTGGACGGCGGCGCAAGCCGTAATCTGACGCATGGCCGACCTGAACACCCAAACACCGCTCGCCAGGGCCCTGCACCGCAAGCAGGAGCTGTGGAACGAGCGGTCGAGCCACATCAGCCACTGGCGCGAACTGAGCGAGACTCAGCAGCCCCGTGGCGGGCGGTTTTTCACGTCGGACGTCAACAAGGGCGGCAAGCGGCACAACCACATCTTCGACGAGACCGCCACCTGGGCGCTGCGCACGCTGGCCGCCGGCATGATGTCGGGCGTCACCAGCCCGGCCAGGCCTTGGTTCAAGCTGGCCCTGCCCGACAAGGATCTGATGGAGGCGGGCGCAGTCAAGACCTGGCTGCACCAGACCGCGGAGCTCATGCGCGCGATCTTCGCCGCGTCGAACACCTACCGCACGCTGCACACGATCTACGAAGAGCTGGGCCTGTTTGGCACCGGGGCCACGGTCCTGCTGCCCAACTTCGACACGGTCATCCACCACTACCCGATGACGGTGGGCGAGTACGCGATCGCCAACGACGAGATGGGCAACGTCGACACGCTGGTGCGCGAGTTCAAGATGACCGTGCACCAGATGGTCGAGCGCTTCGGCCTCGCCGCCGTGAGCGAGTCGGTGCGCAACATGCACTCGATGGGCAAGCTGCACACCTGGGTCGACGTGGTGCACCTGGTGGAGCCGCGCCAGCAGCGCGACGTCACCAAGGCCGACAACAAGAACATGCGGTTCAAGAGCTGCTACTTCGAGCCGGCCGCCTGCGGCGAGAACAAGTGGTTGAGCGAGTCGGGGTTCAAGCGCTTCCCCGCGCTGTGCCCACGCTGGTCGGTGACCGGCAACGACGTCTACGGAGCCAGCCCCGGCATGGACGTGCTGGGCTCGGTGAAGCAACTCCAGCACCAGCAGCTGCGCAAGGCCCAGGCGATCGACTACCAGGTCAACCCACCGATCGGCGTCCCCACGGCAATGAAGAACCAGGCCGTCAACCGGCTGCCAGGCGGCGTCAGCTACATCGACACCGCGGGCACCTCGAAGATCGAGAGCTTGTTCAACGTCAACCTGAACCTGCAGCACCTGCGCGAGGACATCCTCGACGTGCGCGACCGCATCCGCACCGGCTACTACGCCGACCTCTTCCTGATGCTGGCCAACGACACGCGGTCCAACGTGACGGCCACCGAGGTGGCGCAGCGCCACGAAGAGAAGCTGCTGATGCTGGGCCCGGTGCTCGAGCGTCTGCACAACGAGCTGCTGTCGCCCATGATCGACCTGGCCTTCGACTACTGCAGCCGGGCCGGCATCCTGCCGCCCCCGCCGCCTGAGCTGCAGGGCATGGAGCTCAACGTCGAGTTCATCTCGGTGCTGGCCCAGGCCCAACGCGCAGTGGCCGCCCAGGGCATGGACAGGCTGCTGGCCAACGTCGGCCAGATCGCGGCCGCCAGCGGCAACATGGCGGTCTGGGACAAGGTCGACACCGACCAGGCCGTCGAAGATTATGCGGAAATGTTTGGCGTGAACCCTGAGATCGTCATTCCCGACGACCAGGTCGCCAACGTGCGCAAGCAGCGAGCAGAAGCGCAACAAGCCCAGCAGTCAGCCCTGGCTGCCGCAGAACTACCGGCCGCTGCAAAGACCGCAAGTGAGATCGACACCCAGAACCTCGAAGACGTGATGCAGCGCCTCACCGGCTACTCGACCACCAACGAGGCGGCGCTGTGAAGACCTGTAGCAAATGCCACGCGGCCAAGGACGAGTCGCTGTTCAACCCGATGCCTCGCGGGCCAACCCGGTTGCGCTCGTACTGCAAGGCCTGCGGAAGCGCTCAGTCCCGTGCGTGGGCGGGCAAGAACAAGGCCGCAGCTGATGAGCACAAACGCGCCTGGGCCGCACAGAACCGGGAACAGACGAACTCCCGTGCGCGCAGCAAGTTCGCCGAGAGCCCCGCTGTCGCAGAACGGATCGCTGAATGGCGCCGCATCAACAGGCATAAGGTTGCCCCGCTGACCGCACGGCGCCGAGCGTCAAAAAAGAACGCCACGCCGGCATGGGCTGACCCCGCGCGGATAGCGGCGGTCTACCGCTTTGCTGACGCGTGCCGCCGCGCGGGTATTGACTGTCAAGTCGATCACCTTGTGCCTTTGCAAAGCCCGCTCGTCTGCGGCTTGCACACCCATCACAACCTGGCTGTCATGGCAACCCCCGACAACCAGGCGAAGAGCAACAGGATCTGGCCCGACCAGGCCAGCACCACGAACGAGGCAGCACTATGAGCCACCGAGTCGGCGACTACGTTCGCGCACTGATTGACCAAGCCACCGGCAAGATCCGGGGCTTTCGCACGCCAGCGGATGAGGACCAACTGATCGTCGACGCGCAAGACCTTGCCGCCTCTACCGGATCAGCCCTTGTTGGGCACATTGCATCAGGTACAGGTGCGGTGGCCCGGACGCTGCAGAGCAAAGCGCTGGACATCGTGTCGATGTTTGACTACTTCACCGACGCACAGCGCGCTGATGTGAGTGCCAAAACCAAGTCAATCAGCGTTGCCACTGCAATGGCGGCGTGCCTCACTGCTGTGCAGGCTGCAGGCGGTGGGGCTGTGTGGATGCCTCCGGGTGGCTATCTGGCCCCGACGATCAGCACGGCGGACGGTCAAAGCTATCGAATCATCGGCAGCGGAAACCAGAACACCACTATCTGGACGAACAGCGCAACCGCTTCGGTGCTAGACCTGATCGCTTGGAACAGTTCAATCGAGCATGTGGGGTTCGATTCGACCGTCACCCGCACGGCTGGCAACTACGTCACCCTGACCGGGGCCTACACCAAGGCCGACAACTGCCAGTTCAACAACGACTTCACTGGCGTTTACATGGTCGGGGTCAATGCGAAGGTGCTGCATTGCATCTTCCGAACGGGCGCATCTGGGGGCTCGCGGATCGTGGCCGGTGGTGGAGATACCACCCAACTGATTCACGGCTGCTTGATCGGCGCGCAGTCTGCACCTTACCCGCTGTGCGGCATTCGGGTTCAAGACAGTTCCGCGCTAACCATCTCCGATACATCGGTGATCGCTCAAGGTGTTGACCTGCTGATCGACCCTGGGGCCGGTCAAACCGTCTACTCACTCAAGGTCCATGACTGCTTCTTTGACACGGCAGGCACTGGCGTCCTGATCCAACCTGCGGCCGGTGGCGGTTCGGTGCAGCGGGTTGACTTTGTGGACTGCTGGACCTGCAGCATGACGGGATCAGGGTTCCAGATCATCCAGGCGGGCACGGCTTCCGTTACAGGTGTTCGGTTGGTAAACCACCAAGGGCATTTGAACGCCGGGAGCGGTGTGGATGTGAGCGCAGCAAGCACAACGCTGCTGGCTGATTTCAATGTTCTCGGCGGGGCCTTTGCACAAAACACGAGCTACGGCATTGCCATCGGGAACAACGTCTGCGGCTTCTCAATCATGGGCGCTCGCTGCGGTGCGGCAGATGGGCTGACTGGCAACAGCCAGCGCGGAATCATCGTGTTCGGCACGAACCACGACAACTACTCGATCACGGGCAATTTCCTGCTTGGGAACACCGTGGGCGCGATGCTGGATCAAGGCACCGGCACAACCAAAATTGTCCGCCATAACCTTGGTTACAACCCGATTGCTCCCGCTGCCGTGTCGGTCGGAGCATCCCCGTACACCTACACCAACACCACGGGCGATACCGCGGTCTTGGCGATCTACGGCGGCACGGTGTCAAGCGTGACGCTCAACGGGCGAACGGTTGCGACGGCAACAAATACGGCAGTCACAGTGCCTCACGGACGGTCTGTCGTCATCACGCACAGCTCCACGCCAAGCGCGGAAGTGATGGGGTTCTGATGACCACCCCGCACCAACTCCGCCAGTGGCTGGCCGACCACAAACACCTGGCAGGCCGCGACCCAATGGGCACAGACGCGGACCCGCGCTATGCGGCAAGGGTTGAGGAACTGGCACGGCTTGAGCGCGCTGCAGGCATTCGCCCGCACATCGCCCGCGAAGGCCAAGCCCGTGTTGATGAACCGCAGTACAGCACCACGCGAGCGCTTCCACTGGCACACAGCATTGCCTCTGTATTCGGGCGAAACATCCCCGAGGCTGTGCAGGTGTTTGAAGGCTACGAGCCAACGCGCCTGCGCTGGATGAAGCCCGGCCCTGACGGCAAGTTGATCCCCCGCTAACCCCGTGCGTTTGCTACAGCCGACCTAACACACAATGCGCAACAAGCACCACCGAAACCCGACTGATCTGGCGGGCCTTGAGCACGATGAGCAGCGAGAGAACCTCGAGGCCAGCGAAGAGAGGAACCGGCAGATCTCGGACTTGAAGTGGTTGATGAAGGACCAGCGCGGTCGGCGAGTCATGCAGCGTCTGATGGACAAAGCAGGCATCTACCGGTCGAGCTTCACGGGTAACTCCGAGACCTTCTTCCGCGAGGGGGAGCGCAACGTGGGCCTGCTGTTTGTGGCAGAGATCACCGAGCACTGCCCCGAAGAATTTCTCTTGATGCTGAAGGAGCAACGACAGTGACCACCGAGACCACGACAACCGCGGAGGGCGCCCCCAACACGCCAGCCCCCGCCGATGTCACGGCTACCACCACGACTGCAGCACCGGCAACCGCGACCACCGCGGCGCCGGCCGCGGCGCCTGCTGCACCGGAGACCCCGGTCGAGTACGCGTTCGAGCTGCCCGAGGGGGTTGACCTGGACGAGAAGGGCGCTGAGGGCCTCACAGCCCTGGCGCGCGAGCACAAGCTGCCTCCCGAGGCAGCCCAGAAGCTCGTCGACCTGTACGCCGAGCGCGTGCAGGCCCAAGCCAACGCGTTCACCGACATGGTCAAAGGTTGGGAGACCGAGGTCAAGAAGGACCCGGCCCTGGGCGGCGACAAGCTCGCCGAGACCATCACCGTCGCCAAGACCGCGATCGACAAGTACGGCAGCCCCGCGCTGCTGGCCCTGCTCGACAGCAGCAAGATGGGCAGCCACCCGGAGGTGATCAAGTTCCTCCACAAGGTCGGCTCGACCCTCAAGGAAGACACGGTCGTGACCGGCAAGCCGCCGGTGGCGCCCGCGAAATCGTTCTACGACAACAGCAACATGGCTCCCTGAGCCGCTGAAAGGACAGAAACATGGCTGCTCTGAGCACCACCCACCCGACGCTCCTGGACTTCAAGGCGCGCCTGGACCCGGACGACAAGGTCGCCCGCGTAATCGAGATCTTGAACCAGCAGAACGAGATCCTGGACGACATGGTCTGGATCGAGGGCAACGAGCTGACGGGTCACCAGACCTCGATCCGCACCGGCATCCCTGAGCCGACCTTCCGCAAGCTGTATGGTGGCGTCCAGCCGACCAAGAGCACCAGCGCGAAGATCCGCGAGGGCACCGGCATGCTGGAAGCCTACGCCGAGGTCGACAAGGCCCTGGCCGACCTGAATGGCAACAGCGCCGCCTGGCGCATGTCCGAAGAGCTGCCGCACATCGAGGGCTTCGCGCAGAAGGTCGCCCGCTACGTGATCTACGGCAACGAGGCGAGCGAGCCCGAAGGCTTCACCGGCCTGGCCCCGCGTTTCAACGACCAGTCGGCCGCCAACGGCGAGAACATCCTGACCGATTCCGCCACGCCTGACGGCACCGACAACACCTCCATCTGGCTGGTGGGTTGGGGCCCTAACACCGTGCACGGCATCTACCCGAAGGGCAGTTCCGCCGGCATCCAGATCGCCGACAAGGGCCAGGTCACCATCGAGAACGTGGACTCCAACGGCGGCCGCATGGAAGCCTACCGGACCCACTACCGCTGGGACTGCGGCCTGTGCGTGCGCGACTGGCGCTATGTGGTGCGGATCAACTTCGACTACGAGAACCTGGTCAAGGACGCGGCCACCGGCCCCGACCTCACCGACCTGATGGCTCAGGCCATGGAGCTGATCCCCAACAAGAACGGCGTCCGTCTGGCGTTCTACGGCAACCGCGGCACCAAGTCGTGGCTGCGTCGGCAGATCACCAACAAGACCAAGCAGTCGACCCTGTCGATGGAGAACATGGCCGGCAAGCACGTCATGACCTTCGACGGCGTGCCGTTCCGCCGGGTCGACCAGATCCTGTACACCGAGGCCGGCATCTAAGCCGCGGCCCAGCAACGAACACGCAAGGAGATCAGAAATGATTTTAGACGAAAGAACTGAGTTCTGCGATGCCACGTCGCTGAACACCGGAGCCGCCGGTTCCTACCTGCTGGGCGACCAGATCGATTCGGGCTCGGTCGCCCGCGACTTGGGCGAGTCGGCGGACAGCCTCTACCTGGTCCTCCAGGTGGACACGACCGCGACCTCGGGCGGCAGTGCCACGGCGGCCTTCCACCTGGCCAGCGACAGCACCGCCAGCGTGGCCACCGACGGCAGCGCGACCTACCACTTCAGCACCTCGGCCATCCCGGTCGCGACGCTGGTGGCCGGCTACGTCATCGCGATCATCGAGCTGCCGCGCGGCCGCCTGTACGAGCGCTACCTCGGCATCCTGCAGACGACCGCTGTGGCGGCCTTCACCGCAGGCAAGATCAACGCGTTCCTGACGCCTGACCCGAGCAACTGGCGCCACTACGCTGACGCAGCGAACTGACCGGGCCTGAGCGATGGCGTACATCACCACCCGTGACACGTTCGACCATCGCGGTCTCTTCGTCCGAAAGGGCGAGGAGATCACCTTCCGCGAGGGGGCGAAGATCCCCAAGTGGGCGGTGAGCCGCGACAAGTTCAAGCCGTCCGACATTCCTGTCGAGCCAAAGATGGGCGACACGAAACCGAAGGCGGCGCAGGAGGCGGTCAAGAAGAAGGCCGCCGACTTGAACAACCTGGCCTGACCCAGGCCCGCTGAACCCGAAGGGCCGCCACGAGCGGCCCTTTTCACAGGAGCATCGCCTTGGCCTCAGTCGCCGATATTTGCAATGTGGCCTTGTCGGCCGTCGGCGCCGACGCGGTCGTGACCTCGATCAGCCCCCCTGACGGCAGCGTCGAGGCGGGGCATTGCGCCAGGTTCTACCCGCTCGCGCGCAAGCTGATGATCGAGACCGGGCCATGCGTGTTCGCGCTGAAGCGCGCGGAGCTGGCCGAGGTAGACAACGCCAGCGAGGTGTGGAGCTACGCCTACGTCCTGCCGGCCGACTGCATCAAGCCGCTGCGCGTCCTGCGCGCACTGGACTTCCCTTACACCAACGCCTCGATCTACGAGATCGACAAGGTGCTCACGAGCTTCGAGCCGAACGAGCAGGGCGGGGCCGAGTACCAGATCGAGGGCCAGGTGCTCTACACCCACGAGCCCGAGGCCGTGCTGATCTACCGGCGCGACGTCACCGACACCACCAAGTTCACGCCCACCACTGTGCTGGCGCTGGGCACGCTGCTGGGCTCGTTCCTGGCTGGCCCCATCGTCAAGGGCATGGACGGGGTCCGCCTGGCGCAGGCGCTGCGCAACCAGGCCACAGAGCTCATGGCCCAGGCCGGGGTCCTCGACGCCAACAGCAGCACCGAGCGGCATGAACCGATGCCTTCGTCGATCAGGGCCCGCCAATGAAGATCCTGCTGCGCTCGTTCGCTGGGGGCGAGATCACCCCAGAGCTGTATGGCCGGGTCGATCTCACCAAGAACCAGACAGGTCTCGCCCTGTGCCAGAACTTCGAGGTGCGCCCCCACGGCCCGGCCACGCGCCGCCCAGGGTATGAGCACGTCGTCGAGGTCAAGACCGCCGGGGCCCGGCTGATCCCGTTCGCGTTCAGCGCTGACCAGACCGTGGTGCTCGAGTTCGGCAACACTTACCTGCGCTTCCACATCGCCGGCGACACGCTGCTCGAGGCCGACAAGGCGATCGTCAGCATCGCCGCCGACCTGGTCACCGTCACCGGCCACGGCTACACCGTCGGCAAGTGGGTCTTCATCGGCGGCCGCTTCTACAAGGTAGCCACCACGCCGAGCGCGGACACCTTCACCATCGACAACCTGGACGGCACGAACGGCGCGCCGACGGGCACCACCGCGGCCCAGGTCTACGAGATTGCTACCGGCTACGCCACGGCCAACCTGTTCAAGCTGCACTACGCCCAGGACAGTGACGTCCTGACCGTGGCGTCCACCCTCTACCCCGCGCGCGACCTCGCCCGGGGCGGGGCCACCAGCTGGACGATCACCGACATCGACTTCGCGCCCAGCGCGGCGGTGCCTACCGGTGTTGGTGTTGTGGCCACCGTGCCGACGGCCACCAACCTGTCGCCGCAGAAGTACGTCGTCACGGCCATCGCCGCCGACCAGGTTACCGAGTCGCTGGCCAGCAGCATCGCCACGGCCAGCAACAACCTGTCGATCGCGGGCAACTACAACACCCTGAGCTGGTCGGCCGTGGCGGGCGCCACGCGCTACAACGTCTACAAGCAGCGCGGCGGCAGCTTCGGCTACATCGGCCAGACCGTCAGCCTGAGCATCGTTGATGACAACGTGCTGGCCGACCTGACCAAGTCGCCGCCCGAGGACATCTTCGAGCTCAACACCGGCGCAGGCGACTACCCGGCGGCGGTCACCTACTACGAGCAGCGCCGCTGGTTCGCGGGCACGGCCGACGAGCCCCAGACCATCTGGGCCACACGCAACGGCACCCAGAGCAACCTGACCTCGAGCCTGCCCAGCCAGGACGACGACGGCCTGGAGTTCCGCATCGCGGCCCAGCAGCAGAACGCCATCCGGCACCTGCTGCCGCTGACCGACATGATCGCGCTGACGGCCGGCGGGGAGTTCCGCGTGTTCAGCGACAACGCGCCCAGCATCACGCCGACCAGCCTGTCGATCAAGCCCCAGGGCTTCAGCGGCGCCAGCGACGTGCAGCCGGTGCTCACCAGTGGGTCGATCCTCTACGTCCAGGCCCAGGGTTCGCGCGTGCGTGAGTTCGCCTCAGACGGCCAGTCGGCCACGGCAAGCTTCAAGTCGGTCGACGTGTCGATCCTGGCGCCGCACCTCTTCGACGGCTACACCATCATCGACATGGCCTACAGCCGGGCGCCTGACCAGACCCTCTGGGCGGTGCGCAGCGACGGCGTGCTGCTGGGCCTGAGCTACGTCCCAGACCAGCAGGTGTACGGCTGGCACCAGCACACCACCGACGGTCTGTTCAAGTCGGTGTGCACCGTGGCCGAGGGCAGCGAGGACGTGCTCTACGCAGTGATCGAGCGCACGATCAACGGGCGCACGATGCAACTCATCGAGCGGCGCCGCAGCCGGCTCTGGGTCGACGCCGAGGACGCGTTCTACGTCGACAGCGGCATGACCTACGACGGCGTGCCCACCAGCAGCATCACGGGCCTGTGGCACCTGGAGGGCGAGACCGTCAGCATCCTGGCCGACGCCGCGGTGCACCCGACACGCGTCGTCACCAACGGCGCGGTCACGCTGGACGCCAGCTACAGCGTGGTGCACATCGGCCTGCCGTACCGCAGCCGCCTGCGCACGCTGCCGCTGTCGATGGAGGCCGCGGCCGCGGGGCAGGGCACCCGCAAGAACGTGAACGAGGTGCACATCCGCGTGGCCCAGTCGAGCTTGGTCAAAGCCGGGCCGACGTTCGACAAGCTGACCAGCTTTCCGGCCCGCGCCGTGTCGGACGACTATGGGCAGCCGCCCGCGCTGCGCACCGGCGAGCTGTCGTTCAAGATCACCCCGACCTGGGGCCAGGACGGTGCGGTTTGCGTCGAGCAGGACCAGCCGCTGCCGCTCACCGTGCTGTCGATGACGCTCGATGTCACGACCGGGGGTTGAGAAAATGGTGCCTCATAGGGGATTTGAACCCCTGTACCCGCCGTGAAAGGGCGGTGTCCTAGACCACTAGACGAATGAGACAGTTGACGAGGGTTGCCGTACTGGCCAGATACAAACGCATTGTCTGTTCCAAGAGGTTCTGGTTATCAACCCCCGTCAGACATAAATGTAGCACATGCTTGAATTTCGTCAACCACTTTCTGCAGATATCGACGAGCTGACCGCCAACATGCGGCCGGCTGACGTGGTCGAGTGCCAGGCCGCCGGCGTGGTCGATCTGCGCGAGTGCATCGCCGACGGCGTGCAGAACAGCGACCTCTGCTGGACCGGCCTGGTCGACGGCAAGGTGGCAGCCATCTTCGGTGCCCGGCCGCTGGGCAGCCTGCTCAACCCGGTCGCCGCGGTCTGGCTGCTGGGCACGCCCGTGCTCACTGCGAACCGCCGTGCGTTTGCTCGGCACGCGCCGCGCTACATTCGGCAGATGCTACAGGCCTACCCGCACCTGGTGAACTGCGTCCACGCCGAGAACGCCCCCGCGGTGCGCTTCCTGCGCCACCACGGGTTCACGCTGGGCGCGGCGGTGCCGTATGGCCCGCACGGCGCGTTGTTCCACCCATTCGAGATGCGAGGCACCTAAAATCTGCGAGCCAGCTACCCTCACGGCAATCGGCACCTGGGCCGCGGCGAACGCGGGCACGATCGCGGCCGTCGGCGCCACGGCCGGCGCTGGCCTGACAGCCTACAGCGCCTACCAGCAGAACAGCGTGGCCAAGGCCGTGGCGAGCAACAACGCCGCGATGGCCGAGATCTCGGCGCAGGACTCACTGCGCCGTGGCGAGAAGGACGTGCAGGAGACCCAGCGCCGCGCCGCGATGCTGAAGGGCGCGCAGCGTTCGAACATGGCCGCCAAGGGCCTGGACCTTGGCACCGGCACGGCCGCGCAGCTGCAGGACCAGACCGACTTCTTCGCCGCCGCCGACGTCGCCACGCAGCGCACGAACGCGCTCAAGGACGCCCAGGGCTTCCGCAGCCAGGGCGCCAACTACCGGGCCGAGGCATCCGGCTACAGCCCGGCCCTGTCGGCCACGGCGAGCCTGCTCAACAGCGCGGGCCCGGTGGCTGACCGCTGGATGAAGTACGGCGGGAGGGGCTGACGTGCCGCGCGTTCCGACGCTTGACGGGCCCCAGGTCCGCGACGCCGCCAGCCAGCCGGTCTACCAGAACGCCAGCCAGTTCACTGCCGGCGCGCGGACTGTCGGCCAGCTCGGCCAGGCCCTGACCAACACCGGCGAGGCGTTTGACCAGATCGCCACGCGCGAGGCGCAGCGTCAGGCCTACGACGTCGAGTCGAAGATCCGTGCCGACTACCTGACCTTCGAGCAGAACGCGCGCAAGACCCGGCAGGGCGCCAACGCCAAGGGCCTGACCGACGAGGTCGACCAGTGGTGGGGCAAGGCCGCCGAAACCTACGGCAAGGATCTGCCGCCGATGGCGCGCCAGCTGGCCAGCAAGTCCTTGGCCAACGCCAAGCTGCAGGCCCTGGCCGGCGCGGGCAGCTTCGAGAACCAGCAGCTCGACCGGGCGCTGGACGAGTCGTGGGCGGCGGCCAAGCTGACCTCCATCAGCACCACCTCGGCCAACCCCCAGCCCGCGGCCATCGAGGCCACGGTGCAGGAGCTGCGCCAGCGCAACGCCGAGCAGGCAGCGCGCCGCGGGTGGGCGCCCGAGACCCTGGCGGCCGAGCAGCTCAAGGACACCAGCACCCTGCACAGCAACGTGCTGCAGGGCCTGATGCAGTCCGACCCCGAGGCTGCCCGCGCCTACTTCACCCGCTACGGCGGCGAGATCGACGGCAAGGTGCACGCCGAGATCACCCGGCGCATCGACATGGCCGGCAAGGCCGACATGGCGCTGAAGATCGGGGCCGAGCTCGCGGGCCAGTACAGCTACACCAACAGCGCCGAGGCCCTGGCCGCCATCGACAAGCTGAACCAGCCGGCCGAGGTCAAGCAGGCCATCCGCGCCGACGTGCTGCAACGGCACAGCGTGCAGCTGGCCGACGCGCAGCAGCGCAACGCCAAGGCCACCAAGGAGGTCATGGCGGCCTACGCCGGCGGTGCGACCCTGGCCCAGCTGCAGAAGATGCCGCAGTTCGCTGACCTCCAGGACGGCGGTGCGGCGATCCTGCAGCACATCGAGACCCGGGCCGCGACGCAAGAGAGCCGCCTGGCCGCCCGCGAGAGCCGGGCCGCTGCCGCCGAGAGCCGGGCCGAGTCGCGCATCCTGCGCAGCGAGCGCGCGCAGGAGCGGGCCACGATGGGTGCCTACATGCGTTACAGCGACCCGGACGTGCTGCAGTCGATGACCCGCCCCCAGATCGAGGCGATGCTGCCGGCGCTGGGCGCCGACAACACGAACCGGCTGCTGGCCAAGAAGGACAGCTTCACCAAGTCGCCCGAGAAGCTCATCGAGGCCCGCATCGACAAGCAGGACTTCGACCACGTCGCCAGCCAGATGGGCCTGAAGCCGTTCGACGCCAAGACACCGGCGGCGAAGGAGCGCATGGGCGAGCTGCAGTACCGTGTCGAGACCCTGATCGACCGGGCCCAGAGCAACAAGAAGGGCCCGCTCACCCGCGAAGAGAAGGTCGAGCTGATGCGCGGCGAGCTCGCGCGCACGGTCACCACCGACGCCGGCTGGTTCTCCTCGGAGAAGCAGACCCCCGTCATCGCGCTGACCCCGGACCAGATCAAGGACGTGATCGTCCCGCCGGTCGACCGCGCGCAGATCGAGCAAGCGCTGAAGGCCCGCGGCATGGCCGTCAACGACATGGCCATTCGCCGGCTGTACCTCACCAAGCAGTCACGCGCTGCAGAACTGATCCCTGATGCCAAACGATAACCCCTACGACCTCCTGCTCGATGGTGAACAGCAGCGCCAGCGCGCGATGCTGGCGGGGTCGCTTTCGACTGCGGTCGACATCAACCCGGACGCGTTCAGCGCGCAGCGCCGCGTGGCCAAGTACCTGGGCTACCCGACGGCCGCCGTCGAGGCGCTGCCCAAGGAGACCAAGACCCAGGCCGCGGTGAAGCAGGTGACCGACGCCACGGCCAACAGCCCGGCGTTGCAGAACAAATACCTCGAGCCCGACTTCGCGCGCCTGGCGCATGACGACGCGCCGAAGCTCACCGAGATCGAGCAGGCCGTGCGTCAGTACGGCGAGCTGAAGGCCTGGAAGGGCCCAGAGCCCACCACCGGCTCGGTGCTCACCGGCCTGGCCCAGTCTCTGCCCCAGGGCCTGCGCGCGATGCGCGAGGGCCTGCGCCAGCAGATGGGCGACCTGTTCGACACGCTGGGCATCCTGCCCCGCACCGAGCAGGAGAAGGCCGAACAGCTGCGGCGCACCGCCCAGGCCCAGGGCGCCAGCGCCTACACCACGCCCGAGTTCGAGAGCAGCACCGCCGGCGCCGTCTACGGCGGCCTGACCAGCGTGCTGCGCCAGGCGCCCGGCATCGCCCTGTCTGTGGCCACCGGCAACCCCGTGCCGGCTCTGGCCAGCATCGGCGTGCAGACCCAGGCCGAGGCCTACGGCAAGTACCGGGCACGCGGCGCCACACCAGGCATGGCCGCGGTGGGTGGCCTGGCCGAGGGCGCCGTCGAGGTGGGCACCGAGCTGCTGCCGATGGGCTTCCTCGTCAACAAGCTGGGCAAGACCGGGATGACCGAGTTCTTCACCGGCATGCTGGCGCGCGAGCTGCCCACCGAGCAGGTGGCCACGCTGTTGCAGGATGCCATCGACACGGCGATCGCCAACCCCGACAAGACCTGGCAGCAGTACCTGAACGAGCGCCCCGAGGCGGCCTACCAGACCTTGGTGGCCACCATCACGCAGTCGGCTGTCATGGCTGGGGCCGGCGCCGCGGCGCGCCGTGCGATGCGCGACACCAGCCGGGTGAACGACGCCGAGGGCGACGCCCAACGGCTGACCGAGCTCTTCGCCAAAGCCGGCGAGTCGAAGCTGCGCGAGCGCGACCCGTCGACCTTCGCCGAGCTGGTGCAGGGCGTGGCCGACCAGACCGACGGCGCGCCGAAGTCGGTGTTCATCGACGCCGCCACCCTGGCCGAGGCGCTGAAGTCGCCCGAGGCGGCCGAGGTCTTCAATCAGATGCCGCAGTCGGTGCAGGACCAACTGCCCGAGGCCCTGGCCAGCGGCGGCACGGTCGAGCTGCCCATCGGCGATCTGGTGGCGCACGCCAGCGGCACGCCCCTGGAGAAGGTGCTGCTGCAGAACCTGCGCACGGCGCCGGATTCGCTGTCGCAGCTGGAAGCCCAAGAGGCTGCTGGCCAGGCCGAGAGCTACCTCCAGGCCGAGGCCACGCGCGTGATCGAGGAGGCGACCAACGCCGACGCGATGCGCACCAGCTCCGAGGTCGTCAAGGCCAACGTGCTGGGCCAGCTCAACAAGACGATGCGGTTCCGGCCAGAGGTCAACGAGAGCTACGCCAGCCTGGCCGGCGCCTTCTACACCACGATGGCTGGCCGCCTGGGCATCACGCCCGAGGAGATGTTCGCCAAGTACCCGCTGCGCATCACGGCAGAGCAGCCGGGCGGCGGGGTCCTGAACGACAGCGGCCTGCGCCCGGGCGAGATGAATGTCGAGGGCTACCACTTCAGCATGGCCGACCGGCCGACGCTGTCGACCGGCTACTTCGGCACCGGGCTCAAGGGCAGTGCGCGCGAGGACATCCAGAACGCGACCGACCCGCGCATCAAGCAGCGCCTGTCGTTCTACTTCGACAAGGGCACCGGCATCAGGCCCGAGTCGGGCGTGGGCGGCCGCGCGCACCGCGTGCAGCTCACCGGCGTCTACGACTCCGACGCGGACCCGCTGAAGCTCAAGGGCGGCGACGCCCGGGCCTTCGAGTCCCGCCTGCTGGACGCAGGCTTCCGCGGCTACGCCACGCGCATGGACGGCAGCCAGCCCGGCCAGGTCATCATGCTCGGGCCCCAGACCTTCCAGCCCGAGCTGCTTGGCGCGCAGTCGCGCATCGAGAACGGCAAGCGGGTCGAACCGCTGCCGCAGCAGGCGCCGCAATGGCAGACCAGCGCCAGCGGCACGCCCGAGGCGATGCAGGCCCTGCTGGAGCGCCGCCAGGGCAACGCCTCTTGGTCGAGCTACGACATGCAGGTGGTGGGCGGCGAGCTGCAGGTGCGCAAGAAGAGCGACGTGCTCGAGCAGCGTGGCGTGCAGAAGCCCGGCAAGCCGGTGCCGGTCACGGTCGACGCTGTTGCCAATGTGGAGTCGGCGTTCGAACTGGCCAACGGGCAGCAATTCAAGACCAACCGGGATCTGAAGCTCGCGCTGCAGGAGCGCGTGCTCGAGGCGCTCAAGGCAGCCAAGGTCAACCTCGAGGACTTCAACGGCGGCGCCGAGCAGTACCTGGTGCGTGTCGCCACGATGGACGCCGAGATCGCGCTGCGCACCAACCCCAACGCTGTGGGCTGGTACAACGAGAAGGTCACCAAGGCCCTCCGCGTGGTGGCGCTGGTGCACCCGGAGATCCAGACCGACCCGCAGGCCAAGTTCGCCTTCGTGTGGGCGATGGCGGTGACCAGCAACGGGCTCAAAGTCGATAAGAACTTCGAGCTGGCCGAGCAGGCCTACGCCACTTTCAAGACCACCGGCAAAATGCCGACGGATGTCCAGGCCGGCAAGGCGCAGGCGGCCATCAACAACGGGCTGGCGCTCTTCAACGAGATGCTGGCCAAGCACGGATTCGAGCAGCTGCAGTCGTTCATGACGACCAAGGCCACGGTCAAGGAGATCGAGGCCTTCAGCGACCTGGAGGTTGGTGGCGAGAATCTGACCACCGAGGTCTACGGCAGCGCCATCCTGGGCCCGAAGATCGGCAACGGGTTCTTCTCGAACCTTTATGGCCGCTTCGAGCAGCTGACAATGGACCGCTGGCTGATGCGGACCTGGGGCCGGTGGACCGGCACTCTGGTCGAGACCAACCCGGAGCAGGTGCGGGCGAAGCGTGTGCAACTGCGCGCACTGATCCAGGGCCTGGACAAAGACCAGAAGAAGGCCTTCGAGGCCATCATCAAGCGCAAGCTGACGGTGGGCGACGCTGATGCCGTGGCGCTGGCCATCTGGAAGTCCAGCCAGAAGCCCATCAACCGTGCGCGCATGGCCGAGGTGGCTGACGCTACCGACCAAGCCGGCCAGGCCCGCCTGGCATCGATCATGGGCCCGCTCAAGAAGGGGCAGAGGCGGGTCTCCTTCGGGGACGAGCTGCGCAAAGTCGGCAACGCGCTGACCAACTACAACGACGGGCAGAAGGAAGCCCCAAGCGGGCCGCCTGAGCGCAACCGAATCCGCAAGGTGTTTGGCCAGGTGCTCGAGCAGTTGCAGCAGAAGTACCCGGCGCTCACCATGAGCGACTTGCAGGCCCTGCTTTGGTATCCTGAGAAGCGGCTCTACGACGCCGCCAAAGAGGCCGGCGAGGGCGACACCGGCTACGAAGATGACGCCGCCCCCGACTACGCAAATGCGGCCGCCAAGCTGGCCCGCGAGAAGGGCGTGTCGGATGCCGACATCGCCCGAACCCTCCAGGAGGTAGATGATGAAATTCGAGCCGCAGACAGCGCAGCAGGAACAGGACGAACGGGTCTCGGAGAGGGTCCCACTGGCCAAGCCCCAGCGGGAGGAGTTCGACAGCCAGACGGAGTTCGAGGAGGCGCTGGCCTTCTGGAACAGCAAGCTGGAGGCCTGACCGATGGACGACCCGAACAAACCGGAACCGGAAACGGAGCAGGACGGTATTCAAGCGGAAGCCTTGCGCCGCTCGAAGGTGCTCCTGCAGTCGCTGGTGCGGCCGGGCCAGACCCCCGCCTCGTCGCCGTCGCCGAGCAGTACGCCCGAGACAACGGCGTCAACCTCCGACGCCAGGCCGCCTACGCCCAAGTAGACCCTGAGCGGGCCGCGCGCATCGCGGCAGCCTACGAGGCGATGCCGCACGCGCCGCGGGACCCTGCGGTCAAGGAGGCCTACGCCGACCTGCTGCGGCAGACCACCGAGCAGTACCAGGCGCTGCAGGCTGCCGGCTACAAGTTCTGGTTCATGGACCCGGCCAGCGACCCGTACCAGGGCAACCCCTGGAACGCGATGCGCGACCTCCGCGCAAACCAGTCGATGGCGGTGTTCCCGACCGAGGCCGGCTTCGGCACCGGCGGCCAGGTCAACATCGGCTTGGCCGACCCGAACGGCGGCCCCAACCTCGACCCCGCGGTGGTGCTCGAGGCGCTGCGCGTGGTCGGTGCCGAGGTCGAGGCCTCCGCCGTTTTCTCGTCCGACACCGAGCCGACGCTGGTGGTCAAGGTCAAGCGGGCACTGACCAAGCGGCAGGGCGACTTCCTGAGCGGCCTGGCCGACCAGGAGGCGATCGCCCAGCGCACGGGCGATGAGAAGGGCGCGCTGTTCGGGCCGAAGGCCGAGCAGTGGGGGCCCTTCAACCCGACCTACTTCGTGACCCCGACCGGTGCGCGAGGCGACGAGGTGGCAAACCCGCTGCTGGCCGACACCGGCATCACCTGGGCCTACGGCTCGCCCGACGGTGAGCAGCGCCCCGTGCTGGCCAACGACCTGTTCCGTGCGGTGCACGACGCCTTTGGCCACGGCCTGGAGGGCGCAGGCTTTCGCGCGCAGGGCGAGGAGAACGCCTGGCAGGCCCACAGACGGCTGTTCACCGGCAGCGCGCTGGGCGCGATCACAACCGAGACCCGCGGTCAGAACTCGTGGCTGAACTACGGGCCGCACGGCGAAACCAACCAGAACGCCAAGGTCGAGGACACGGTCTTCGCCGAGCAGAAGACCGGGCTGATGCCGTCGTGGACCTGGACCGAGGGCGTGGTGCCTGACGAGGGCGCACCGGCTGCTGACCTGGCGCAAGGCGAACAGGCCCCCCGCGCCACGTTCAGCCCCAGCCAGCTGGAGATCACGCTGCTGGAGAACGCCGACCTGTCCTCGTTCCTGCACGAGATGGGCCACTTCTTCCTCGAGGTGCAGGCCGACCTGGCCACCCAGCCCGACGCGCCGCAGCAGATCAAGGACGACCTGGCCGCCACGCTGAAATGGTTCGGTGTGAAGGCCGACAAGAAGACCGGCCAGACGCCGGAGCAGGTGTGGGCCGGCCTGGACCTGGAAGGCAAGCGTGCCTACCACGAGCGCTGGGCCGAGTCGTTCGAGCAGTACCTGTTCGAGGGCAAGGCGCCGAGCGTCGAGATGCGCGGTGTGTTCCAGCGCTTCCGGCAGTTCATGCTGTCGGCCTACAAGTCGCTGAAGGCCTTCATGCAGGGCCGCAACCTGCGCCTCTCCGATGAGGTGCGTGGCGTGTTCGATCGCCTGATCGCCACCGACGAGCAGATCGCCGAGGCGCAGAGCCTGGCGAACTTCGAGGCGGTGTTCAAGTCGGCGAAGGAAGCCGGCATGACGCCCGAGGAGTGGGCCGCCTACCAGGAGCAGAACGCGGCCGCCACCACCGACGCCACCGAGGACCTGCAGAAGAAGTCGCTGGCCGACATGAAGTGGGCCGCGGCCGCACGGGGCAAGGCCCTGCGCGCAGCCCAGGCCGACGTCAAGGAAAAGCGCGACGCGATGCGGGCCGAGGTGAAGGCGGAGGTCGAGGCCCTGCCGGTGGAGCAGGCCCGGGCCTACATCAAGGGCCTGCGCACCAGCACGCCCGAGCAGCGGGATGCCCTGAAGGACTGGGGCGACCGGCGCGAGGCGGCGCTGGGGCGTGCGCGCGAGGAGGTCAAGGCGGCCTTCATGGCCACGCCCGAAGCCCAGGCCGTCAAGGGCATCAAGAAGGGCCAGCTGCTGGCCAAGAACAAGAAGGCCCTGGAGAACCAGGCCGAGGCCAAGGTCATCGCCTGGGAGCAGCAGAACCCACGCCCGACACCGGTCCTGCCCGAGCCGCAGATGGACGCCATCGCCGAGCAGTTCGGCTTCACCTCCGGGGATGAGCTGGCCAAGGCCTTGGTCGAGCAGCCGCCGGCTGCGCAGTTCATCGACGCGCTGACCGAGCAGCGCCTGCTGGAGACCTACGGCGAGGTGGTCACTGCCGACGGCATGGCCCGGGCCGCCAACGAGGCGGTGCACAACGAGGCCCGGCGCCGGTTCGTGGCCACCGAGCTGGCCGCCATGCAGCGCGCCATGTCGGCCACTGCGCCCACCGGCAAGACCACGGCAAAGGGCCGCCCGCTGTCGGTCAACGTGATCGTGCAGGCGGCCAAGAGCTTTGCCGAGACCGTGGTGAACCGTCGCAAGATCCTCGACCTGAAGCCGGCGCAGCACGCCGCGGCGGCCACGCGCGCCGCTGCCAAGGCGCTGAAGCTGCAGGCCGAAGGCAAGACTGCCGACGCCATCGCGGCCAAGCGCGATCAGCTCCTGAGCGAGTACACCGCGCGCTACACCGCCCAGGCCGCGGCCGAGGTGAAGCGCTCGATCGACTACCTCAAGAAGTTCGACAAGGCCAGCGTGCGCGAGAAGCTGCCGGCCGACTACCTCGACCAGATCGACCAGATGCTGGAGCGCTTCGATCTGCGCACCAGCACCACGGCGCGCGAGATCGACCGGCGTGCCAGCCTGGCGTCGTGGGTGGCCAAGCAGCAGGAGATGGGCCTGGACCCGGTGGTGCCCCAGGATCTGCTGGACAACGCCAGGCTGACCTCCTACAAGGAGATGACGGTCGAGGAGTTCCGCGGCCTGGTCGATGGCGTGAAGTCGGTCGAGCACCTGGCCAGGCTGAAGAGCAAGCTGCTGGCCGCCAAGGACAAGCGCGAGTTCGACGCCATCGTGGCCGAGGCGGTCGACTCGATCCGCGAGCACGGCGGCAAGCCGCGCCCGGTGCAGCTCGAGCCCGACGGCCGCATCAAGAAGTTCTTCAAGGGCGCCTGGGCCGACCACCGCAAGTTCAACAGCCTGATCAGGCAGATGGACGGGGGCCTGGACAACGGGCCGATGTACCGCATCCTGGTCCGCTCGATGAACGATGCCGGCGCCTCCGAGGCCACGCGCCTTGAGCAGGCCACCGAAGCCCTGGCCAAGATCTACGCCCCGATCGAGAAGCTGGCCGGCGGGTTCTCCGGGGCCAAGGTCTTCATCCCCGAGATCCGCAACAGCCTGTCGCGCGCCGGCCGACTGTCGATCGCGCTGAACTGGGGCAACCCGCAGAACCGCCAGCGCGTGATGGACGGCGACGGCTGGACCGAGGCCCAGGTGAACGCCATCCTGGCCACGCTGTCGCCGGTCGAGCTCAAGTTCGTCAACGACGTCTGGGCCCACATCGACACCTACTGGGCCGACATCAAGGCCAAGCAGGAGCGCGTCACCGGCGTGGCCGAGGACAAGGTCGAGGCGGTCCCGTTCGAGCTGAACGGCGTGCAGATGCGCGGGGGCTACTATCCCATCAAGTACGACACCGAGCGCTCGATCAAGGCCGAGAAGCAGGAAGCGCTGGAGACCGCCAAGCAGATCATGCAGGGCATGGTTGCCAGGCCCACCACCCGGCGCGGCCACACCAAGGCCCGGGTCGAGGAGGTGAAGGGCCGGCCGGTGCGCAAGGATCTGTCGGTCATCACCCAGCACGTCAACCAGGTGGTGCACGACCTGGCCTGGCACGAGTGGTTCATCGACGCCAACCGCATCTTGAACGACCCGCGCATTGCCGTGGCCATCCGCGAGTACCACGACAACGAGACCGCGCGCACGCTCAAGGAGACCGCCGACGCGATCGCCGTGGGTGACGCCGTGCACCAGGGCCAGATCGACCGCCTGCTGCTGCTTATGCGCTCCAACGTGAGCCGCTCGATCATGGGCGCCAGCCTGACCACCGCGCTGATGCAGCCCTTCGGCCTGACCCAGTCGATGGCCCGGGTCGGCGTCGTACCGGTGTTGAAGGGCGCCGCGCGCTGGGCCGGCGACTCTGTGCGCATGGAGTCGACGGTCGGTTGGATCAACGAGAAGTCGGAGTTCATGCGGCTGCGCTCAAAGACCTTCAACCGCGAGCTGCGCGAGATCAGCCAGCGCGTGCAGGGCAAGTCGAAGATCGCCCAGGTCTACGACACCAGCCTCTTCATGCTGATGCAGAAGCTGCAGCTGGTGGCCGACGTCCCGACCTGGGTGGGCGCCTACGAGAAGGCCCTGGCCGGCGGCGTGGACGAGAGCGCCGCGGTGAGCCTGGCCGACGAGGCGGTGCTGGGCAGCCAGGGCGGCGGCACGACCAAGGACCTGTCCGCGGTCCAGCGCAACATGCCCTTCCTGACCCAGTTCTACAGCTACTTCAACACCACGCTGAACCTGGTGGCGGAGAAGACCGCGACCACCGAGTTCAAGGACCCCAAGGCAGTTGCCGGCTGGATGGCCGACATGGCGCTGCTGACGGTGATCCCGGCCATCCTGCCGGCGCTGCTGACCTTCCTGCTCAAGGGCGGGGGCGAGGACGACGATGCCGAGAAGTGGGCCAAGCGCGTGCTCGAGTGGCAGGCCGGCTACCTGTTCGGCATGTTCGTCGGCCTGCGCGAGCTGCCCACGCTGTGGTCCCCGTTCGACTATGCCGGGCCGCCGGCGGGCAAGATCGTGGGCGACGGCAAGAAGGCGGTCTCGCAGGCGGGCCAGGGCGAGATCGATGAGCCGGCCGTGCTGGCCACGATCAACCTGCTGGGCACTGCCTTTGGCATACCGACCATCCAGGCCACCCGCAGCTACAAGGGCTGGAAGGCCTGGAGCGAGGGCGACGCACCGGCCACGGCCATCCTCTTTGGCCCCCCGCCGCGCGACTGACGTGCGTTTGCGCCAGCACAACCACAGGACAATTCAACCATGACGCTCCCATCGACACCACGGCGCGCCGGGCCGTTCAACGGCAACGGCTCGGCCACCTCCTTCGCGTTCACCTTCAAGGTGTTCGCCGAAGAGGACATCCGCGTGGTGCTCGCTGACGTGGACGGCGTCGAGTCGACGCTGACACTGGACAGCGACTACAGCGTGACCTTGAACGGGGACCAGGTCGCCAACCCCGGCGGCACGATCACCTACCCGATCAGCGGCGATCCGCTGGCAACGGGTGAAACGCTCACCGCGGCCGGCGCGCTGGAGTACGACCAGCCGGCCGACATCCCTGACGGCGGCAACTTCAATCCAACCGCGCTGGAGAACGAGCTCGACCGCATCGTGATGCAGGTGCAGCAGCTGGCCGAAGAGAACGAGCGAGGCATCCGCCTGGCGCTGAGTTCGGTCGGCGTGAGCACCGAGCTGCCCCTGCCGCAAGCCAACCAGGTCATTGCCTGGAACCCCGCCGGCACCGCGCTGGTGAACCGCGACACCCCGCTGACGACCGACCTGGTTGACGGCACGAACGTCGAGTTCACCCACCCCAAGACCGGCGCCGACGAGAAGAACGTCTACGTCAACCTGATCCAGAAGGTGCCGGTGGTCAACTTCGGGCTCGACCCGGACCAGACCCCCGCGCTCAACACGACCGGGCTGCAACGCCTGTTCAACAGCAACACGCGCTTCGAGGCGGTGTTCGGTGACGGCGACTACAAGTTCAACAACCTGGTCACGATCCCCAACGGGGTCAACGGCTACCTGACAGGGTCAGGCTCGGGCGCGACCACGCTGTTCCAGACCGACCTCACGAAGGGCCTGCTCAAGTTCGATCTGAACTACGCGCGCGGCGCCGGCGTGCGCGGCATGAGCCTGTTCGGCTTCGTGCCGTTCCTGAACGAAGGCTCGACCGGCATCGGCCTGCAGATCGTCAAAGCGAACAGCGCCTTCTTGGTTGACGACGTGGTGATCGAGCGCTTCAACAAGGGGCTGCGCATCGACGGCAGCTTCTATGTGTCGTTGCGCGAGCTGATCATCCGATCGTTCACCGACTACGGCATCTACGAGTCGGGCTACACCGGGGCGGGGACCGACTCGATCGGCACCCGGATGAACAACGTCAACGTCACGAACCTGGACTTCGCCGGCAGCCGGGCGGCCTCGGTGGGCATCCTGTGCGAACAAGCCTCGGGCTCGTACTGGGACACCGTCGACGTCGCGTCTTGCAATACCGGCATCAAGTTCAAACCAACGGCCACTTCGTGGGTTCGCTACCTGTTCCTTTCGACGGTGCTGGCCGACGACAACCTGGGCAACGGCTGGGAGTTCGACGGCTCATTGGGCCAGGTCGTGAACTCTGAGCTGGTCAACTGCTGGGCCTCGTTCAACGGCGGGTCCGGTATGGTCACTGTTGGTTCGGGCGTCGACGACATGGTCTGGGTCGGCGGCAAGCTGCGCGAGAACGGCGTCAACGGGTGGGACCACCAGGGCGGCCAGCGCTGCTTCCTGAAGGGCACACGGGTCACCCGCAACAGCAAGGCAGCGACCAACACCCACGCAGGCATCCGCGTGCGCGCAGGTGTCAGCAACTGGGGCTTGATCGGCGTGGAGTCGGGCAACTTCAGCACGGGGATCGTGACCACCGAGCAGGCTGAGGGGCTGAAGGTCGACGCCGGCGCGAGCACCGGCTGGCGGGTGGTGGGTTGCGACTTTACGCTGCCAGGCACTGGCAAGTCCCCGGTGGCGAACGGGGTCACCAACGCGGACTTCACGATGGAAGCCAACCTGCCACGCTCGGTGGCGGGGGTCAACGTGACGCGCGGGGTCGAGCACACCGGCTCATCGGGCGGCACGGTCGCCGCCGGGGCCACGGTTTACCTGGGCTGCAACGGGGCCAAGGCTGTCGAGAACGACACCGTGATCGTGGTCGGCCAGGCCAGCGGGGTGGTGCGCCAGCTGCTGGTGCAGAGTGAAGACGACCCGGTAGGTGCCGAGACGTTCACCTACACCGTGATGCTCAACAACGTGGCCACCACGATGACGGGCACCATCACCGGGGCGGCGTTCCAAGCAGTCGATGACACCCACGCGTTCACCGTCACCGCAGGAAACATCCTGTCGGTGCGGTTGGTGACATCGGCCGGCGCCGCAGTGACCCGTCACCGCTGGGCGTTGGCGATCAACTCCTGAGCCCGCTCCAGCTCGCGCTTCAGGTCGTCGATCTGCAGCAGCACCAGCAGGAGCTGGTCGGTGCGGGCCGACAACCTGGCCCGCAGCGCGGCCACCTGAGCCTCCAGCTTGGCGATGCGGCGGGCGTCAGTCACGAGACAAGCCCAAGAGAACGACGTCCAGATTCGCAATGGTCACGCCGTCTTCTGTGACCCAAGTGTTGGCTGTCTTTCGCAAGGCATCCCACGCCCGGGCCTTGCGCTCCATGAGCAGGTAGTTGTCGACGGCCTGCTGCACGGGGTCCGCCTGCCGGTTCGCCCACTCCAGGTCGCGCAGCCCGGCTTGGGTCTGGGCGTCCTTCGTCCGTTCAGACCAGTCAGACACGGGCCTTCTCCTCGAGCTCGATCAGCAGGTCCAGGAAGTGGCGGGCCTTCTTCAGGTCGGCCAGGCCGTTCTTGCTGCGCCACCGGCTGACGTACTTGATGACGCAGCCCTCGGCGAAGGGGATGCCGTTCGCGTGGATGAACTCGATCGGCTGGATCTTCATCGCCTTGTAGTGGTCGCCGCCCTCCTGGTGGCCGAGTGCCGTCGGGGGCTCGATCATCTCGATGGGGCCTGGGCGCCCGGGGGGCGTGTAGGCGCCCGGCATCTTGATGTCGATCTTCTGGAAGGGCTCGCCGGCTTTGGGCAGGGGCCACCGGAGGGCGACCAGATCGGGTTGCTCTTGCCGGCACTGCTGGCACCGCTCAACCCACGGCATGGTTGCGCATTCTTTATGCATCATCTCTGCTCCTTCATCGCGTCTAGCAGCAGAGACTGCACCGACGCCTTGGTTTGCAAACGTGCGAGCACCAGCTTGTCGACGGTGCCCTTGGTGATCAGCCGGTGCACGAACACCGGCCGGTTGTAGCCCGACTGCGCTTGGCGGGTCGGGCCTATTCTTTCGATGATCTGCTCGTGCTGCTCGAGGTCCCACCAGAGGCCGAAGAACACGATGATGTTGCCGCCGTCTTGGAGCGATATACCGTGCCCAGCACTCGCTGGGTGCGCAAAGAGAACTGGAATTTTGCCCTCATTCCAGTCCCGGATCGTCTGAGGATCAGCGTCCAGCCACCGACCCATAGGTAGTGCACGGCGAAGCCTGGCGAGGTCCGACTTGAAATGGTATGCAACCAGAACAGGCGCGCCGGCAGCCTCCTCCACCACGGAGTGAAGAGCCTGTATCTTTGCATCGTGGATCTCCTCGAAGGTGCCGTCGGCGTCGGTATAGAGCGCGCCATTGGCAAGTTGCAGACACTTCATCGTCAGGCTGGCGGCGTTGAAGGCCTCGACCTCCGCGCCGGTGTCCAGCTTCAGGAACATCTCGCGCTCCAGCTCCTTGTAGAGGGCCCGGGCCTTAGCCGGCATAGCGACCTCGATCACGTTCTCGATCAGAGGCGGCAGGTCCAGGTAGTCGGCCGCGCGCACGGTGATCGTGCAGTCGGCCAGCAGCCGGTAGATCTCATCCTCAGCACCAGGCAGCGGTGTGGTCACGCCACCGAAGGCCTGGCCGGGCGCACGCTGGGTCTTGAACCACCGGTTCTGGTACGCGCTGAAAGATCGGCCCAGCCTGACCCCGGCGTCGATGAACCACTGCTGGCCCCACAGATCCAGCAGCCCGTTTGGCGCCGGGCTGCCGGTCAGGTTGACCCAGCGGCGCACATGCTTGTGGGCCACGCGCCCCAGGGCCCGGGCGCGGATGCCGCCCTGCAGCACCCTGAAGGACTTCAGCCTGGTGGCCTCGTCGGCGACCACGGTGCGGAAGGGCCAGCCGTCCTTGACCTCCTCAGCCAGCCAGGGCAGGTTGTCGTAGTTCGTCGTGACGATGTCGTGCCGGCGGCGCAGCACCCCCCGGCGGAAGGGTGCGTCCCCGCAGGCGGCGCCGATGCTGAGGCCGTTCAGGTGGGCCCACTTCTGGGCCTCGTCTGGCCAGGTGGACTGGGCCACCCGCAGCGGCGCCAGCACCAGCGCCGGGAAAGGGTCCTCGACCAGCGCCAGGCCCTGCAAGATGGTCAGGGTCGACACGCTCTTGCCGGTGCCCATGCCCGACCAGACGTTGCAGCGCTCATGCTCGGCCACGAACCGCATGATGGCGGTCTGGTAGTCCCGCGGCTTGAACTCACGCACGCGCGGCCCAGACCTGCTGCAGCAGGGCCGAGGCCTCGCGCTGCCGTTTGTCGCGTCGCAGCTGCGCCGGCGAAGTTCCCTGCGGCTTTTCGCGCTCAGGGTTCAGGTCGCCCAAGCTCTTGCTGTGCTGCACAGCGCGGATCAATTTGCTCATTGCCACACCTTGAAAAGTTCGTTCGGAGTTGAGGGGGCGGGGTCGGGCTTGACGGCCACGCCCTTGCTGATTTTGTGCAAAGCGGTCGGGGGCCTGTCGGCACGCTTTTCGGAGGTCCACCACCTGGCGCCGCAGTCGTAGCATTCCCGCCTGCGCCACATGACGTCGTCCAGCCGGCGGGTCTCAATGACCCTGTCCCGGATGCACCCGCATTGGCACTTCATGGCCACACCTTTGCCAGCTCGGCGGTGGCGGC